AAACGGCAAAAGACGCAGATGACCCGAGAACTCTTGGTTTAATCAGCGGAATGCGAGGTAGTTTAGACGAAGCAATCGAAAATTCAGACGGAACAAAAAGCTCTACTTACGCAGCATGGAAAGCTTTTAATCAAACAATTGATGGAAGTGATAATGAGTACGTTTGGTTTAATGGTGGTGGAGACGGATCTAACGCAGCATTTCCTTATTATTTAGTATATGATTTTGGCGTTGGCAATGAACAGACTGTTCAATCCTATAGCATAACAAGCGCTTCAGCGGGAATCGATCAGTATAGAACTCATGAAAATTGTGGAGCGATACTAAGAAGTGTTCTTGCTCCAAGTAAGTGGGAACTTCAAGCGACTAATAGCAATTCACCTTTTAAAGATTCTAATTTTGTGGTGTTACACAAATCAAATATGACTCAAATGAGATGGTCTGAAGAAGAACTAAAAGAATATTATGAGATAACAAAATCAGAAGCATTTCGAATTGGACAAGGCCAATCAACTGCGCTTTCGGATTTAGAGAGGAAAACCATATGGTACGGCAATGTTTTGGGACGTGATGTTCCGCGACAGATGAAGCCAGCTAGGTTGAGAGTATATTCGCCGTGGGAGACTGTTCAGGAGCCTGGCCCATTGCAAGGAACGAAGGTTCCTACTGAAGCTCAGGGTTGGCATGTATCTGTTCCAGGTTTAACCAGAAGCTTTGATATAAGTAATGTTAACGCTTATAGATATTATAGATTAAAAATAATAGAATCAGAATATCCAGCAGCTAAACAATGTAAAATCGCAGATTTTGGTTTAAGAACTAGAAACCGAGGATATGCTGGATTTATAACAGTGCGAAATAAATTTCATTAATAATAAATAAAATGCCAATTCAAGACAAAACACAATTAATAACTCAATTAGCCACGGGAGTAACAACTTATTCGTTTCAGGATGAGTTGCATGATCTTCAATCGTCTTCAATTATAGAGCTGTTTGAGGTTAATGCGAATAAATATGGATTAGGCGTATACAGATTTCATCCTGGTAAAGTTTTAAATGGAGATTTAATTTATGACAATAAAGTTTATAAATCAATTCCATTAGAAATGGACGAAGTTGAAACCAGAGGAGATGGAACTTTACCGAGACCAAAATTAAGAATCGCTAATGTTGATGGATTTGTTTCTGATATTATAAATGGCCGAGACGACTTTGTGGGATTACATTTTACAAGAAAAAGAATATTTTTAAAATATCTTGACGCAGCAAATTTTCGTAACGATAAAAATCCATTTGGTGATCCTGACGTTCACGCGCGATTTCCTGATGATAAATTTGTAATAAATCAAAAGTTAAACGAAGATAAAAATGTTGTAGAATTTGAGCTTGTATCAGTATTGGAAATGGATACTGTTAAGCTGCCAAGTAGGCAAATTATAAGCAACTATTGTAATTGGGTATACAGAGGAGACGGATGCAATTATGGAAACCAAGCATATAATCCAATAGAAAAATTTGGAGGAGAAAAAAATTCAGATCAAGCCTTAGGCAAACCAATTGCTGACGCTAAAGATAAGCTTTTTAATTATCCTTCAGCGTCAGGAGGTTATGGAATAGATGACGCACCCGCAATAAACGTCGCCTGGAATACTTATGATTCAGATGGAGAGCTGAACGGTGAATTATTTCATAATTCAGGAACTTATCAAAGAACTGGAATTTACTTAAGTGGTGATACTGTGCAAATTCAAGGTATAGATAATGCAGATGAAAATGCTTTTATGACAGATTCAAATATTACTTTATATTTTGTTGCAAAGCCAACTGGACAGTCAGTAACAGAAATCAATGGAGTGGCTTTTACTCATAATAACGTTTCTGGTAGTGATCCCAGGTCCGACAAGTTGAATTGGGCTCAGGATCAATGTAGTAAAACAATATCTGGGTGCTCGTTAAGATTTAAACATTGTGGAGGAGGGCTACCGTTTGGAGGATTTCCTGGAACAGACAAATTTGGCTATGTATGATCTTAATTTTATACAGAAACTTATCAAAACACATGCAAATTACGAAGAAGATCAAGAATGTTGCGGATTAATAGGTTTAAACCAGTTCAAAGAAATACAAGTAATTCCTTGCGAAAATACTCATGTTGATAAAGTTAGATGTTTTGAAATATCCCCCAAAACTTTTATTGAAAAATCTAAAGGTATAGATGTAGTCTCAATATATCATTCTCACATAATTTCTGAAGCAAGGCCTTCTGAATATGATAAAATATCATCAGAAAACTGGTGTTTACCTTTTTATATTTACAGTATTAAAACTGACAACTTTTTTTTACATTTTCCCAAGAGTTACTCTATTCCAAAGTTGCAAGATAGAAGCTATATTCCAGATATACAAAATTGTTTTAGGTTTGTTGTGGATTATTATTTATCAAAAGACATTTTACCTTATTTTGAGTTAAACTTTGCTTTAACTAAAAGCGGAGAACAGTATAGTGATGAAACTGTTGAAGTGATAAAAAAATTTTTAAGAATTAATAAATTTAAAAAAATAATTGACAAACAAGATATTCAAACACATGATTTATTATTATTTGAAATAGATGGTTTTTTCTCGCATTTTGGAGTTTTTTGTGAAGACGATCAATTCTGGCATCATGAAGGAGGCTTCATTTCTAGAAAAAGCCATGTTAACGAAGAATTTATTCAAAGAATTCATTCAATCTATAGGCCGATTTCGTGTATATAATATTAAGGTTTAAGGAATAAATATGAAAAAGATCTTTTTGTACGGTGAGCTTGGTAACCATTTGGGCAAAGAATGGGAGTTGGAAGTCGACTCTGTTCAAGAAGCTTTGTTTGCAATCGAGGCTAATACTGGCAAATTAACTAGCTTTTTAACTGATAACTACAAAAAATTTGATCATTATACGTTTACTATAGATGAAAAAAAAGTAAATGCACGAGAAGAATTAGAATCAAAACTACCTCAAAAGACAAAATCAATACATATCATGCCTAATGTTGGAGGCTCTGATATTACCATGATACTTACTCAAATAGTTCTAGCTGTTGTAAGTGGCATGATCATGAAAGCGTTATTTAAGCCGCCAAAACCACAAGAAGAAAGAAAAACAAAGTCTTATTTATTCTCTGGACCAGTAAATACTGCTGGGCAAGGAATACCTGTGCCAATTGGCTATGGGCGTTTGAGGGTAGGATCAAGCGTTATTTCTGCTTCACTAAGACATAGACAATCTTGGGAGTTGGGGCTATATCAGTCAGAAGGCTACAATAGTTCTTCCAGTAGCGTTATGAACAGAAAAAATATATTAAATTTACGTAAACAGGGAAACCAGTTCACATGGCTTGGGAGTTAAGTAAAGCAAAATTATGCCAGCAGAAACATACAACTCAGAAAATAAATTTAAATATCTATCTTACCAGGAAAAGAAGGGCAAGGCAAGGCGTATTCAAACACCTAGCATTTCTAAGTCATTAGATAGTGTGTGGGCGCGGGATGACAAGCTAACATCTGACGATAATGATGAAGTAGAAGAAGTAGAAAAAAATGCAGAATATCTAGAATCAACTTCAGTGATGAAAATTATTGATTTGATATCTGAGGGCCCTATCGAAGGCTTTGCAAATAAAAATGGAGATACTTTAGATTTTTTTCAAGCAGATAAAGCTACAAATTTAAGTTTTTTACAGTCGGTTTATTTTGATGAAACACAAATTTATAATCCCGAAAGTCAAGCTTTTAACTTTAGGGTGTTTGATATAGATTTTAGGCGCGGGTTGGAAATTCAAGATCCTCTTCCAAATGAATATGAATTTGCCGCGCAGACTACGCAAAAAGGGATTAGATTGATTCCTAGTAACTCAATAAATATTCCAGTAAAGTCAAATTTAACTAAAGCCTACAAAAAAACTACCAGCATAGGTAAGGAATTAAAAGACGATTTTGAAAACATATACGATTCGCCTTCATTGCACAATTATTATAAATCGCAAGAAACGCATCTTTTTCCAGTAGTTCATACAATTGTGAATCCATTGGTAGAAACTGTTGTTGTAAGTTTACAAGTTCATGTTTTATCAAAGCAAAGAGTTGGCAAAAGAAGTAGTAAAATTGTGTCGGAAGAAGCTTCTTTCTTAATTTATGTTGGTAATGAGGATGGAAGTTTTAATATAGACAATCCGTCATTGTGTGAGGTTTGTAATCCACACGGAGATGAATATACTACGGGAGAGTTTATATATAATGATACAGGTGGATACTTTGTTAAAGTTGTTAAAGGAATCGCAACCAGCGACTATGTATTTGAAAACATTTTTCATTTACCTCCTAATCCTAATAATGTAAACAGAGTCATAAGAGTATTTAGGTTAGAAGCCGACATGGGCTATGACTCAAAAAGCCCACAAATAGAATGCAGTTTACATTCTGTGACGGAAATTATTCCATATAAATTGTTTTATCCAAATTCAGCAATTATTGGAACAACTATCGATGCTTCAGCTTTTGCAGATATTCCTAACAGAAAGTTTGATTTAAAGCTACTTAAGATGAAAGTCCCTTCTAATTATATACCAGATACAAAAGAGTATCGGGGAAATTGGAATGGAAGATTCAAGAATTTGCTTGACCGTGGCGGACAAAGAGCGGTAGATCCAGATCAAGAATTTGAAGTGATAAAAAGAGGCAAAACAGGTGTTGAAAATAAAGCAGCAGCCTCTAGCAAGGTCAAGATAGTCACTGCTATAAAAAAGTTTGGTAGTGGAAGTTTGTTTTTTGATAATTCCTTGAATTTGAATACTCAACAGGATTATGCAAAAAGAATTTCAATTACAAAACAAGAAAAAACAGTAGCCTTAGAAAACGAAGATTCGCCGAACTTAGACTTGAGGGTCGGGGATTTTGGATTTTCAGACTTTACAATAGAATTTTATATTAAAGTATCTGAAGCGCAAGTTAAAACTATTCATAATACAAATGGCGTACAAGATACAACAGGTGGGCGTGCTGGATTTTATAAAACGATTATATCTAGCCAAGAGGGAAGTCCTCCGTGTACTGGAGCAAACAGAAGTGATGACGAACTTGTCGCAACTGCAGATGATAGTAAAAATGGAATTACTGATGGAGTAGAGCAGCATCCTTTTGCTTTTGAAACAGTGCGCAATGACGGCCACACAAAACAAGTATTTGGTAACGAAAAGAAATCGATCAGCTTACCGATTTCTGGAAATTGGTCAGTAGAAATTGGTACATACGGAGATGCTGGGCAAATACTTTTTAGGTATTTTACTGGAACTGGATATTGGAAAATTAGTAATAGAGGAGATAGTTGGGGGGCCGCGCATAAGCCCAGATCTCACGCGAAACAGTTGACCAGCTCGGCCGTGGAGGAGCAAGTACAGATAAAATCAAAAACTCGTGTATATGATGACACATGGCATCACGTAGCAATTGTGAGGAGCGGTGATAATTTTAAAATTTATATTGATGGAGTTGAAGATACTGATCCCAATAGTAATAGCACATATGATGGAGATGTGCGAGGTTTTGTTTTTAGGAGCGGCAATCAAGCGGGAGCTGGGCTCATAAATATAGGAAACGATCGAGCAATAAGACAATCTTCTGTTGGCAGTGGGACAACAGCAAAATTACACTCTTCATTTAATGGCTATCTTGATCATATTCATGTCATAAGAAAATGTAAATATACCGCAAATTTTAACACTAAAGCTTGGCCAGGGGGTGGAAGTGGCGCCTCTCCTACAAGATCAACCGATCTAATTGACAACGAAAAAGAAACAGTATTTTTATTAACTGCAGATGGCCAAGCAAATAATTCTACTACTGTTGAAGATTACAACCCAAGTATTGTTCTCGCTTCTGAAATATTTGACTATAAGGCTAATTCAGATAATGCAATGCTGCAATGGACAGATAATCCAGCATGGATCTTTTACGATTTAGTGACAAATAAAAGATACGGCTTAGGCAAATATGGAGTTGCAGAAGACTTTGTAAACAAGTGGAATATTTATGAGCTTGCAAAGCATTGCGACCAACTAGTTAAAACTGGATTTACTCCAAAACATGTTCATAGAAATTTTGATGTTGTTGATGATGATAACAAAACTGTAACTGCTGGTGGCACAAGAATAAAATTAAAAGGTTTTGAAAATCAAAGTCAATTTATTGAAGAGTTTCCAGAGAACTCAATAATAGCAATTTATGATTTGAACGATGACGAGCAGTCAGTGCACAGGAGGATAAGATATTTGCGTTCCAGTGCCCGCAAAGGCAAAAAGACAATAGAGGGTAATGAAAAATTACTTTTATCTTACGAGCCAACTGTTTCTGGTGATCCAAATTCAGCTGGAGATGCAATAATAAAGATAGAACGATTAGTTTCTCAGGAAGAGGCTCTTTTAATTGATCCTTCTTTAAGGATGAGATTATTAATGAGAAAAATGAATACATCAGACAATGCCATACAGTCTTTAAAAGAGATGGTTCTGGATTATATGGAGGAAAAAGATGATGACTATGTTTTAAACGCTAACTTTAACATTGGTCAAAAAATAAATACTACATCTTTAACGGGGGTTGCTTCTACTGAATTTGAAAATGAATTTGATATTTTAGAACCAAGATTTAGTTGTAACTTATATATCACTACTGCGGTTGACGCTTTTAAAGTTCTAAATGACTTAGCTTCAGCTTTTCGGGGGTTGACTTATATTGTTGGAGGCAGAATATTTGCTTCATTTGATAAGAAAAGAGAGCCTATTATGAATTTCACAAATTCAAATATTAAAAATGGAATGTTTCGTTATGCTGGCTCGCCAAAAACAGCTAGGTTCACGTCTGCTTTGGTTCGATATGTAGATAAGTATGAAAATTTTAGACCCAAGGTTGAGTATGTAGAAGATGCGCAGGGAATAGTAAAATATGGGTTGATAGAAAAGGAGCTTGTGGCTTTTGGTTGTACGTCTAGAGGACAAGCCAGACGTCTTGGTGAATGGTTTTTATTCTCTTCCCAATTAGAGACGGAAGCAGTGGAGTTTACTGGAGGAAAAGAAGCTAGTTATTTAAGACCAGGAGATGTCGTAAAAAT